ATGTTGATGGAAGGAAAAACACAATTATGGTTTAAATTTGATCCTTCGAATAGATTTGTCAAAGATTTTTATAAGGTGTGGGATTCAGAAGTTTTCTTTTTAGCAATCGAAGATAGCTTATTAATTAATCTCTATTATTCTAATAAGAACTATTTCAAAATTCCTGCTGCGAAAACTAGAATGAAGAAGGATGTATACTTTTTGTTTGATGTCGTGACTGACGCACGGAGCGATCATCGGCGTTATGACTATTTGAAGTATACTTTCGTTGATCCAGAAAGGTATAAAGATTAAAGTAGGCTACCTAAAAAGGTAGCCCGGAACGGATTTTATCACCATACTTATGAAAGGAGATATTTTTTAAGTTAGTATTAAGATTGTGTAATATGATGATATCTATATTTTATAGTATCAGTGCTATAAAATCAAAAATAAGTCACTAATTAACTATCACTCCAATTATAAGCCTTTTTTCTCACTTTTTTTCAAAAATATGGTATGCTTTTTAATGGCTTCAAATATAAAAGAGTTTAAAGCGTAACACACTTATGGGGGAGTGGTTTTTGGGGAACGCTTTAAACTCTTCTTTATTATTATCTCACAATTTAACCCAAATGTCTTTCCATTTAAAAATCAAAGTAAAACTTTTCAAATATACAGAAGTATAACTATGTGAAACATCCTTTCATTAATCCATAAAAGGATACATAAAAAAGCCACTCATTTGAGTGGCAATGAAGAAAAGCTTTAGCTTGTATAATACTCTTCAAAAAAATTCTAACACAGAACGATTCAATTGGCTACATTAATGTACCCTGTAGGACTCGAACCTACGACCGGACGGTTATGAGCCGTCTGCTCTAACCAACTGAGCTAAGGGTACGGAAAGCCATCACAACTACTGCAAACAAAAAGAATGGACATAGATTAGATAATGATGGGTTTCATTCTTCATGTTGTGATGGCATATTTATTATTACACATTTAATAGCAAAAAACTAGATTGTACTTATTCTTTGTAAAAGATATTATTTTATGCTATTATTTCCAAGTCATAAAAAGAAAAAAGCTTCAGATACTTATCTTTTTGGGGAAAGACTCTAGGGTTAGGAGGTATCTGAAGCTTTTTCTTTATTTATTATCTCATATCGTTATTTTTCCGTCTATCATTTACTTAATTTTTTATTATAATAATTTTATTTGCTTCTTAATTAGTACGAACTACTTTAAACACCTAGCAATAACTACGATATCTAGCTTAAAATAAAAAAACACCTCAAATGAGGTGTTTAAAGTTCAACATTATTTTACAATATTTACTGCTTGAGGGCCACGTTGACCTTCTTCAATATCATAAGTAACTGCTTGGCCTTCATCTAAAGACTTGAAGCCTTCTCCCTGGATCGCTGAGAAATGTGCAAATACGTCATTTCCATCTTCTCCAGTGATAAATCCAAAACCTTTGTCTGAGTTAAACCATTTTACTGTACCGTTATTCATATATATTTCCTCCTGATACGTATATAATACGTGTTTTGTTGCAATTAATATTACTTTGTAAAAGGAGTTTTTATAGTGTGAATATATCGCTCAGATTACGTTTCAAATTAGATTACTTGTTTAGTATAACACGAATGTAATGGTAACACAAGGCTAACACGATTTAATATAAAGAACTATATTTAAGCATTTAGAAGAGTTAATTGCAGAACGAAAATACAAATACAATACTGATTAAAATTAAATAAAAAAACCACCTTTTGGAGGTGGCCCACAAGGGACGGCGTACTTACATTACGCTTAATAATTATTATCGTATTCCTTGTGTCGGCAGTGCGAAATTAATTCGCCTGTAAGTTAATCATAAAGTAACTATCTGCTAAATGCAATAGTTATGCTTAAAAAAATTTAGCTTATTTTTTAAGGCAACCTCATACAAGAATGTTCCGGTATATTTCTCATTTCTCTGTTATCAATCTTGAACGATGTCCATAATCTGTTTGCCAATATATCACTAGCTTGTATCAAATAATTATGTTTAGAATCGCAATAAGACACATTTATTTCTAACTTACCTTTCCAAATAGGTTCATAAAATACACCATAATTAAAATTATGAACACCATTTTTTAGTTCTTCATATACTGATTCCTCAAAATTATAATAGCCATTACTTGCAGTGGCTTGCTCATCCACACAGATACATAGCTTTAAGTCGTCCTCTGGATTCAATAATCCTCTATTTATCAGCAACTTAATTTTTTCTTTGACCAGTCTTTTTAATACATAATCTTTATATCTGTGTATTGATTTTTTATGATCTAAAATATTTGACTGTACCCTTTTGATATCAACTGTTAATCCCATACTATGTTCGTTTTTTAAAACCCTGTATAATTCGTATTTTTCACTTTTATCTAAATAACAAGCTTTTAATTCTTCTCTGTTACCTCGTTTGGTTTGGATTCGTTGAACCACTTTTTTATATTTTCTTTTTGCAATTTCTTTATTATCCTTGCCAATGAATGCGTATCCAGCGTAGACAAAAAATCTATTAGGTGCATTCCTATGCAAGACGCCTGAATCATCAAAAAATAAATGTAATTCTTCCAACAGCCGCTTCTCCGATCATTTGTTATAAATATATGTTAATTTTACATCTTAGCCGTCTTTATAACAATAACTAAAATTGCAGATGTAGCCTAATTATATGTACTGCCCCTCAACGAGGGGCTATTTTTTATCGTTGTGGAATATTCAAATACCAACGCTTATCATGAAAATCTTGCGCACCGCCTTTAGTGTTTCCCTCTGGATCATTCGTTGCCCGCATCATGACATAGACTTTCTTATTAGGAAAATTACGCATATTGAAAGATACATGATAACCAACATTTCCAGAAGTATTATAAGCTTGGTTTACATCTGGTCTATAAATTCCATCAGCTCTTACTCGAGCTAATTCTTTCCCAGTATTGTAGTCCATAATGAAAATATACTCGTATTTATAGTTAGCGATGTGCCATCCAGCTACATGCAAGTTTGCGTTTTCGATTTCTCCGAACTGATCAATGTGGGCGTAATTTGTTCCATCTGTCAACGTAGGATTTGCAGCACCTGCTCGAGTTGGATCAATTACTGGTTTATCCTCCGAAGTAGTTGGATTATCATCCGTAAAACCATGAGCCAAATCATAGGCTAGTTTTTCTTTACTTACACCCATTTCAGAAAGATAACCGTAAGGATCTGTATGATCGCCCCAAATATTTTGTGTTACCCATAAATGCGATTTGATTCCTGGTTGGTTATAAGGCGTGTCTAATGTTAATGGAATACCATATTTTATTGCTGAATCTCTAGCCAATTCAACGTATGCCTTGTAGTTTTTCTCAAACGTTGCTTTATCATGTGTGTGTTGTAACTCGATTTGCACAGGACTGTTAGCGTTAGCATACGAACCAGCACCGTACTGTACATAACCAGGTTGACCGACTTGATAAACAATTCCACCGTCTCCCACAATGTAAGCAGTGTAAGCACTAGTCCATGAACGTTGCATATACTGCGCTTCATTTCGTCCTGTCGCAGTTTCGTTTGCTGTTTCATGCAATAGAATATATTGGTTATTTGCTACTTGTGAGCTACCTTCGTTTGGGTCCAAATTAAATTCATTGTTAATCGTATAGGCAAACCCATTAATCGGCAATAAAAAAAGAGCCGTTAACAGGCTCATCGCAGTAATAGTAATTTTCTTTTTCATTTGTTTCCTCCTATTTTTTCAAATTATAAGCCGACACACCAGTGATAACGCCTAAAAATGTTGCTGCTGCATTGATAGTCAGAACTGTCATATCTGTTCCATTCCATCCATATGCTTTTCCTAACGTGGCTACTAACACAGAAGCAGCTGGCAATACTGTTAAAACCGTCCATTTAATGACTTGATAATACTTATCGGGTAAAATCATTTCTTCTTAACTCCTTTCTTTTTTACCTAGATCTTTCTCTAAATAAAGTTTTAATTTGTTGCGTGTGTTCCACCAATTTTTCTGCATGTGTGTCTAATCTTTCATCATGTTTCTTTAGTTCTTCATGAATAGTAATGCGATCAGATTTGCTCGATTCTAAATCTTTAGTCAGTAAATCTAAATTTCGGCTTACTTTTGAAAGAGTCTCAGTAATTTTCGAGAAAGATGCAGCAATCGGTCTAATTACTAATAAAATCAAAGAAACGATAGCGGTTATTGATCCTGCTATCATTCCCCATTCCCCTAAATTAATCATGTGACAACTCCTTTACCTTAAATAAAAACGCATCAATTAAGATGCGCTCTCTTCTTTGCTAATGATTTTATCTGCTTCTTCGTCTGTAATGCATAGTGGAACGAATAGTCGAACTTGATCGTCAGTAAAACAGCCCCAATCATACATCATTTTCACATCGCTAAAACTAAACATACTACTCACCTCCCTTTGAAGCTGGATTTAGTTGCTCTTTAATTTCTGAAATGTCTTTGCTATTTTGTAACGAAGCAAGCATCATTTTTGAATTGATTTGTGCTAAACTATCCGCTTTTTCTTTCAATGCAGTATTTTCCTGTTTAATTGCTACATTATTTAGCATGAGTTTGGCGTTGAGCTGTTTTAAATCGCCGTTCTCATTTTCTAACGACTCATACATTGCTTTGAGATTGTTTAAATCGTTGTGATCTAGTACATTCACTAAAACAATCCATTGGTTCAGTTTAGGATCAAACATCTGATCAGCAATCGTTAGCGGTTCGCCATCAGCACGGAATCCTTCAAGCGGCGGCTGATCCGTGTAAGGAACGGATACAAGCATGTCGTCCAATACTTTTCCTGCGTACTCTCCGCCAGTACGTCCATATTTCCAAATGTTTTTCATTTATTTCACTCCTAGTCTATATAGTATTGAATTGGTGCTAAAAACAAGTTGACTGTTCCCCTAAATGAAGGTAGACCGCAAACGCCGTTCGGTCGGATATAAGCCATCCCGCCATTGTCTAAAGTATTGCTACTTTGTGGTGGTAACAAGAATTGATACTCATAATTATCAGTTGGATTACTTGGTCTAAATCCTTCTGGAATCGTACAAAAATCTTGTGTACTTAGCGTGCTACCTTTTAATGATCCACGGAACATTACTAGTTTTCCAATTCTCCTGATTTGTCCCTGTTTATTCCAAGAGTGGCCGTTGATCGCTGTTAGATTTACCCATCCGGTATCTTCTGGAACTGTAGCAACTTCTTTACCTGCAATCTGCAACCCATCTTCAAAGTTTTTTAAACCTTCAACTGACTGTGGTTCGGTCAAACTAACCGTATTATTCAAGCCTTTTTCAGTATATTCAGGCTTGATGTCCCAACTGTAATCATTCGGATTGTTGCTGTCTTTCAAGCCTTCGCCGAAGTATTTAAACTCACTAATATTCGGAGTTCGTGTGTCGCCTTCCTCTAGTTTTAACCACTTAATTGTACATTGTCCTACACTTGTGTTTGGTACCTGATAAATCTGCACTTGTGGGCTAGTAGGGTGTGAATCAGTACTTGCAGTAAATGTTGCAGACCAAATATCAGTTAACCCTTCTACTGGCTTTAAATCACCAAACCCCCATGGACTTCCTGTAGCTTGCGTAAAAAATGGTCTAAAAACCTGTGTTGCTGGCTTAGTTCCTTCCAGTGTGATGGTATACTTCTTGCCTTTTACCATTGGTTTGGTGTTATAGGTTTTAATAAGATAGTTACTATTAGTAACTGGTTGTTGTGATTCTGGTTTAATTAGATTTTCACCCAAAGCCACCTTGCTCAAGTAATATGGCGCATCGAGTAGGTTAGGCTGAAATGAAGTTGATTTTGCGCCTTTTTCAAGTTTGATTTGATAATCAATTAGTAAAGTACCTTGCGCAGATGCTTCTATCCATAAATGAACATATGGATTAGCCGATTTAACCGTGTCTGTCGTGGTACCTGTAAATGTGTATACAGTCCAATCATTCATAAAATCGTCATTGGGTAAGGATGCTCCAACTGGCACTACTGTGGAATTTTGGTCATTTTGATAACGATACCTAAACGTTACATTCTTACCAGTACCAATAAACCCACTTTCTGCTTTTATACGGACAGTTAAAGTATATTGAGTATTCTCCTTTAACATAGGTGTAATATATTTAGAATCTTTGAATCCAAAAGTAACAGATGCTGGTTGCGTATTTTGTGCCTTTTCAACTTTTATATACGTACCGCCATCAGTAAGTGTTGAATTTGTAGATAGATTATTATGTGTATTACTAAAATTATACATAGGTAAGAGATTCGGATTCCCCGAATAATCATAGTCCCCGAAGTCGATGCTGTTACTGTACATTTTTTTCAGCTTGCCGAGATCGCCGATTTGCTGATTCGTTTGATCAATACGATCATTTGCCTTATCAATATTCGTATTGAGAGTTACGACATCTTGATTGGCTTTCGTGATTTTGTCGTTTGTGTCTTTTAATTTCGCATCAATCTGCGTTTCAGATTCCGCAATTTTCTGTTCAATCTCTTGCTTCCCATCAGCTAGAATTTTTTCGATTTTATCGATTGTCTGGCTAAACCCATTGAAATAATAATCTTCCAGCTCTGGCGTACTATCATCAATTGGACTGCGTTTGATATAAAAAGTAAAACGACCAGCTGTATCTAACGAGCGGTCGTTTGGGAAATCAATATATACGCTACCTTCTACGGTGCCTACGTATCCCAGTATATTATCCTCTAACACAATAGAAACAATCCCATTCACAGGATCTTCTACCGTAGCTAGATAGTCATGTTTACCATAACCACCTTCTGCCGTTGCAGATTTGAACATCAAGCGAATCGGAACAGTTGTCCCTTCGGGTAAGCTTTGAGGGATGCCGTTTTTCCGAACTAACTTCATTCGAAGCTTAGCTGTTCCTCGATCATGCGACCAAAAAACAACATTCGTCCTGTTTGGACTAGTGGCTTCTGCTTGAATCACAATGATCGATTCATTCATTTTATAAACCATTAACTTAACACCTGCCCTTTGGAAATAATCAAGCCGTTTCCACCAATACTCGTGGCAGTCGTAGCAAATGTTGACGGAACAGTTCCTCTTACAATCGCATCATCACAACGAATGCCTATATTATTCCCCGATCCTTCTAAACCAGCTAATGCTTCAGCCATACGACGAACACATAAGGCGGTGTCTTGATTAATAACAGTAGTATATCCATACATACGAAGTTTTGATACACCGCCAACATATATAGCGTTATAATTCATTGATTTAGTGTTTTCAGCAAACTTACATTTATTCAATCCCATATATCCGCTTTGTTCATTCATAATTCCATATCGTTTACCATCAGGAGACAACGGCGCGTTTGCAGTATCAACTATTTGAATTCCAACAATATCTGTGTGTCCAGAACAAGCAGTGACAGCTATACTTCTTACTTTAACTGGTAAGTCCGAGGTTAACGGGTCAATACTACTTATGTCATTAATCGGTCGTATGGTTAAAGATTGATAAGATAAACCTTTAATCACTATATCTTCTAAGAATGTTCCATCCTCTGCGAAAATCGTAATTGGAGCCGTGGTAATCAATGGAATTGTATTAATTGCTGCTTGTATACTTGCAAATGGGCTTTCTTCCGTACCATCGCCCGTCTGGTCGCTTCCATCCTTTGAAACGTAAATATTGATAGGTTCGTTATACCCTCCAATGATTTGCTGGACTGCTTTGTTTAATTGCTCTACTTGTGCTTTCTGACTAGCGGCATTTGTAATTAATTCACTAATTTGTTCATCTGTCAGGGTTTCGTGTTCTACCAATCTGCCGTGTAAAGTAGGAAAGGTTTCTCCCTTATTATTTACACGTGCATCCACTACTTCGTTAGGAGAATCACCGCCTGAATGAAGCACGAGATTATCAATACGACTATTCGTTGATTTGTCTTGATCAGACAATTTCTTTTCAAGATCATTGAGGTAGTCAATGTTTTGATTAAATTTCTCTTTCCATTCCGTAGAGATACGGTTACTGATTAATTTTAATAACCCCATCAAATCACTCCTTTCTTCGCCATTTCAGCGAGTATCGACGTCATTGTTTTCTTTGTGTTGCTTAATGTGATTTCTGGCGGCTTATTTGGTATCGCTGGATACGTCTTGATTCCTACCACTTGAATATAGGTATTGATATTCAAAGGTTCATAAATAAACGGGACATGATCGCCTTTTTCGGGACTGATTTTCCATTTCAACGTTACAGATCCCGAAATACTTGGATAGTCTTGCAAGTCTGTCTTTAACCGCTCGAGCATGTTCCCTGATACGGTATACCGTTCGTCTTTAACAGGATCTTGTATCCTAATTCCCCACTTCTGTGATTCAGGACTTGTATAAGTGATAGGAGTAAATCTGTAGTCACTATCTTTAGGATTCTCAGTATTTGCGCCATCCTTCAATTTTCCATAGCCTTTGATTTGCGTCTTCAGACTGTACGTATCAATATCGAATGACACTTCATCTGTATTGTATTTATAGCGAATCTGTTCTTCCGTCTGCTGGCCGTACTCACTGGCAGGATAGAAAGTTAGATGTTTATTATTCGGAATCACGACTGCATTATAGTCAGTCAGAATCTCATTGATCAGCTTCAAATAATTCGCATTACCGAAGTTTTCTTGTTCAACTGTAAGGAATTTCTTGTTTGGATCAATGACTTCCCATGTAAAGCCGCGACTCCCTGCACTAAATACATGCGTGAGTAACTGGCTAATAGATCTCGCACCAGTTACTGTATTGTACTGATAACCATCTTGAACGGTGTAATAGATATGTGTCGCAACTACTTGTTTCGTCAATAACTGTCCAAGTGCTTTGCGAGTCATTTCTTTGATCACAAATTCCTGTCCGTTGTAGAAAACAGAAGACTCGTATTCAACTAAATCAAATACTTCTTGATTCAACGAATTGCTGGTAACGGTAAAACCAATCTCCCACGTTTCATTTTGTTGCCAGTTTTCATAAAAAGAACCCTTGTCATAACCGACAAGGATTTCTTCTTTGGTTTGTTCATAATTTCGAATAATTAAATCAGTCACTCAATCACCTACTTATATAAGAAACGGAAATCCCATGAAGATTTCACGCGAGTAATATTTTGGATCTCGATTTCATTGACTCCTTCAGCTAAAGTGATTAGTCCATGGTTTGTATCAATACCACAACTTACACCATTCAATTTTGGGTATACACCATCCAAAACTAACGTCTGCCCTAAATTAGTTGAGAGAGAAGGATAATAAATGAATCGATCGCCAGTTGTTTTATTGAAAATCGTCACATTTCCTTCTGATTCTCCTTCTAATGCGATCCGCAGATAATGTTCCCGTGGATCAATTTCAAAGCTTCCAGCATTGTAAATAATGAAGTGACTAGTCTGATGCGTATACTTGTAATCTTCCGCCACTAGACCTTGCGAGAACTGCCATTCTTCCTCTAGGTTAAAATCCGACAAAGTAGTGGCGATGGATTCAGCACTCCCTGATGGAATATTAAAGGTTATTTCTATCGTAGAATAATCGTTCTCTTCCTCAGTAATTTCGAAATTTGTTGGATTTACTTTAAATCTTTTCCCTGGACTTAAATCATAGGAAATGTAATATTGATAACCAACAAAAATTAGCTCATAGAACTCTGTTAATAGCAGTTCTTTATCATGCTTATTTTTGTAAAAGATATCAAAAGTCAGCACTAATTCAAAAGGACGAAAACTAGCATTAGATTCTCTGCTACCGTTCGTCCCTTCAAAATCTTCGTAATTCACTTCATACACTGGTGCTTGACGTTTGATTTCTTTACATACAATTTTTTCTTTTCTTTGCGGATCAAACAACTTCCCATTTTGATTGAACTGTAATTTGTAAAACAATTATCAAACACCTCCATTCGCATATCGAAGTTTATTCAAATCAGAGCCCATATAATGATTAGCAGCTTGCCCAATGTCAGAAGACTTGAGGCTTAAATCTTTTCCAAGAATTGCTCTAAGAATCATCATTAACTCATTATGTTGTTTTTGTTGCTGTTTAATCAAAGTTACAAGCTCTGCTGAATTATCAGCTGTATTTGTAGTATTGGAACGTTTCTTGTCATCGCCAGAAAGAAAAGCTAGTGCTTGCCCCATAAGCTCGATAGCTCTTGTTTTTCTTGTCAATGGAATAACCATTTCTGGTTTATTTCCTTCACCAGCTCTGTAAAGGCCATCTTTAGTGATCAAACCACCGTTGGCATAACCGTGACCTCTCCCTATAACTTGCAACATGCCAGCAACCCCATAACGTTTCTTAGCGTAATTGATAGCCGCTAACATATTATCGAAGCCGTTCATAATATTTCCGTGACCAGGAAAAGCGTTAGCTGCAAAAGTTCCGGGTTTCGTTTGAAGTAATCCTGTTGCATTGCCTTCAGCGAGCCCATCATTGCCGCCGATTGCTTTCTCATTACCACCAGATTCCGTTTGGATTTGGGACATCCAGGCATTTATATAAGCTGCTGTAGCTGGTAATCCATTCATTTTCAATGCTTTAGACACATAAGAACGCCAGCGTGCAACACCACTTCCTTCAACTCCTCCATTGAATATATCACCAGAACCCATCGAACCGTTTAAATGAATATGATCGAAGTGATCGCCATCTGGCCAATTCGTCCATTGTCCGCTTTCCCCTGTTCCAGATAATCCCATGCGGTCACGTACACGTCCATTCGTAATGACATACGCAATTTTTGAAGGGAATTTCTCGAAAGCATAATTAGCAGCTGCTGTATATCTAGAATCTCCTGATACACCTGGATAAGCTAAGTCAATAGCTTGACGTTTTCCGTGATAATAAGCATCTCCTGCTCGATAACCAGATGTTACTGTAAGTCCTGGGAACTTACCCATTACTTTCTGTGCAACATCAACTAAATATTGATAAACACCATTGGCATTTACTGCACCATCAAAATTGCCATGAGTGAAGAATTCACTCAATTTCGATTGAAGCATCGTGTTTGCAGCTTTAGACATCAAATTGGTTCCTGATTTAGTCATATCGAGCCACGGCTCATTGATACCTGAAAAATCAACTTTGCTAGTTAAGAATTCCAACATTCTTTTTTCGTCATCAAGTAAATCAACGATATCTAAATTTCCGACACCATTTTCATAACGCGGAACATTTAATCGTTCTTTTAATTTTTTGGTTAGGGAAGCATTTAATACTTGGGCTCCTTTAGGTAGGTTAACCAAGAGATCCCGACCTTTAGCAATAAACCCACGACCGTCAGGCATCTGAACATATTCTTCATGTACGAATCCTTTTTGGTCGTTAATCATAGCGAGTCCGCCTGGATGACCTTCAGTTCCCTTAGCATATTGAGGGATTGCCCAGTTACCAATACTCTTGCTTGACTCTACTTCTTTAAGAACATAGTTAACGCCAGAGATAACGCCATTAACACCTTTTCCCATGCCTCCGACCATCGTATTCGCTACGCTGTTCATTGTAGAAGCTAGAGAATTGCCCATTGAATTCATTCCATTGATTAATGACTGCAGCAGGAATGAGCCTGCATTGTAAAATCCGCCATTTTTAGAACGAAGATTGTTAATCGAATCATTGCCGAGTTGGTTTACACGGGCTATAAATGATCCGTATAACGAATTCCAACCGTTTAGATTGTTCTGCTGCCAAGTTCGCCCGTTATTGTACATAGGCGTGTTGTAGTTTCTAAACGTCACCATCGCTTGATTGCAAAATGAATTAATTGTAGCAATGAACGTGCCAGTTAAGCTGTTCCAGCCATTCATCAAATTCTTATTCCAAGTTGCCCCCTGTAGGTAACTAGGATTATTTTGCGATTTAAGGGCATTAAGATAATTCGTAATAAAGAGCGTTTCGCTGCTCATGTATTGAGGAACAACTGAGTTCCAGCCGTTCATTAAATTAGTCAGCCACTCTGATCCAATGGAAAGATATTGATCTGATTTTTCTGATAAAGCGTCAGGAATAATCGGTTGCGCAACCTTTGTATCTGTTGTTGACTGATTGCTTATTGGCTGCTGACTTCTTAATACTGTCGTTAGCTCATTGATAGCTAAGATTAAAGCATCGAAATTCGGCGCGGTTGAAATAGTGGTTATATTTCCTATACCATCAGCATATTTAGGCACTAGACGTTTAGTTTTAGTGGCGTTCAGTACTTTCGAACCTCTGGGTAAGTCTAAAACAACATTACGACCTTTTGGGATGAATGCTTCTCCATTTGGTAAAGTTACAAGCTCTTCGTAAGTTGATCCTTTTTGGTCATTTACCATTGCGGCTCCGCCAGGATGGAAATTAGTTCCTTTCGCATTAGGCATAGGACCTATAAAGTCAGCTGATACAGTTTTAGTAATTTTATCTGGTATTTTTGTTTGGAAGATGTTGAATGCGTCAAATGCATCTTTAGCAGCTTGTGAAGCCTCATCGTGTCCTACTGCAGTTTTATCGTTTAGGAATACATTCTTGTTATAGTTATCAATAGTAGCTGATGCATCACCTACCGCGCCAGTTAAGCTTGAATTATCGCCGAACAGTTTCTTCAATAGAGGAAGTACATTTTTGTTATAGTCTTCGATGCTAATAGTTCCATCTTTGACTTTAGTTAAAATATCAACATTATCTCCAAGCATCCGCTTGATAGGGTCAGGAATTGCTTTCCATGCATTGAAAGATTCTTCTGATGCAAATATTTTGTTTAACAGATCTTCATTATTAGCCAAGATGTTTTTTTGATCAGTTGGCAACTGATTCCATTGGTTCAAAGTTTCTTTAGATGTTGAGATTTTTGTTAAAAAATCCATGTTATCAGCAAGAAGCTTTTTCTCTGAATCAGGAATTGAATTCCATAGATTCAATTTTTCTTCTGAAGAAAATATCTTATTCAGAAAATCAGTATTCTTTGCAAATAATTCCTTAATGTCAACTGGTGTCTCATTCCAAATTTTTAATTTTTCCTCAGATTTAGAAAGTGTTTGTAGAAAATCATAATTTTTTGCATTCAAGTTTTTAATTTCTGGTTGATAGTCATTCCACAAACCTAAATTAAATAAAGTTTCAGCCATCACTTCAGGAGTATTCGAGTATAGAACAGCTTTCTTCTGCTCAAAATCAAGTTCATCCCATTTTCCGGAAGATTCTAATGCTTTATAAACATTAATGCTAAATTCGTCTTGAAGCACCGCTTCTTTGTCTTCCCAAGCCATGCCACGCCACAAATCATTAGCTATCGCCGCTTCGCCAATCATTTTTTTAGCATTACTATCTATATTTGCATCATGTAAAACCATCTTAAGGTTATTCCATGTTGTAATATTTTTTGAAGCTTCTTTAATTATTTCTGGGGCGTTCGTCTTTACGTTTCCTTCTTTATCAAGAAGCTCTAAAGAGTTCCATTCTTTTGCACCGTCAGTTCCTTCTTTAGCCACCCATTTTAATGTATCAGCATTCTTTTTTGCATTTTCAGCTAGTTTATCAGCCATATAGCCAGCATTGTCTAGAAGCTTTTGGTTATCTTCAATAAGATATTGGCTTGTATTCGCACTAGCTGCTATTACTTCTCCTGTTGCAAGGTGAATTTTATCAGCTAATTCAGGATATTTTTCAACAATTGCAGCTATTTGACTATCGAAACCATCAGTTGTTGCGTCATTGATTTTATCCCATTCAGCTAAATATTTTTGGGCAAATTCACCGTCAAGATTATAGCCCCAATCTTTTAACCATTTTTCCTGTTCTTTTCTCATTTGTGCTGTATGATTTTGAGAGGCATTTCTTTGTTCTCCTAAAGATTTAAGCCAAGTCTCAGCTTGCTCTTTACTAGCTTGGGATACATCCCCAGTCATAGAATTTAATATAGCTTTACGTTGTTCAGCAGATACATCTAAAGTATTAACATATTGTTCAGCTGTATTTTTCGAGAGATCACTAATCATCTGCGCTTCTGCGACACTTATGTCACGATGTTCCTTTGACGCTTTTTCTCTTATTTCTTTAATGCGATCATTATTTTCTTGGATTTTTTCCAGAGCTGACTGATTCATTTCTTTTTCATTTTCAATAATTTCTTTCATTGAATCAGTCACGGTTCCAGGTAGATTCTTTAATAGATTATCTAATCCTTCTACTTTTTTAGTTAAACTAGATTCAATTGTAGCGCCGATGGTTTCAAAATTTTTGACCATAGGCCCAGTATCTTGATCGAACCCTTGAACCATTAGACCAAATTGACCCGAGGTTTCGTTTGTTTTTTCTTTTACAGTATCTAACGTACTATCGACTTGGGATCCGACGTCAGATCCCCATTCTTTTACACGTTGAGAAGAATTCCACGCTTCTTCTCCAAAAGTTTTCCATGCACCATAGCCTAGAGCCAGCGCACCACCTACTCCAACGATACCAAGAAGCGCAGGACTTAATAGACCTAGTGAACCAGTAAATGCGCCGATACCACCAGAACCTGCTGCCGCACTCGCTGCGCTTGCTGACTGACCTAAAGCAGAAGTTAAACTACCTAGCCCACCTGCGCCTGCGGTCTTAGCAGCTGTGGTTCCAATAGTAGTAACTGTTGTAGAAAAACTATCCATTGCCTTTTTTTCAGCAGCTTTCGCAACTAAGTCAACCAAACTACCAGTTAATTTTCCTACAGCTGTTTGAGTTTTTCCAACTACAGCAATACCACCGCCAAGCAATTTCAAAGTGGGACCAGCTGCTGCTGCTATGCCAACCCACTTAATGATATTTTTCTGCGATGCATCATCAAGTTCTGAAAACTTATTGATTAGTTTGGTTGATTTTTCAATGATTGGGGTAAAGATAGGGAGCAACTTTTCACCAGCTGTAATAGCTAACACATTCAAAGATTCTTTAAATCGAGCTAATTTGTTAGCCGGCAAATTGTTCATCGATTTTGCAATTTCTTTCGTTGCACCATTCGCATCGTAAGTTTCTTTAGTCAATCCTTTTAGAGCATCTCCGCCTTGATTGACCAAAACATTCATCGCTGATTGCGATTCTGTACCAAATGCCAATGCGATTGCAGACGTGCGCTGGGCATCTGTCCAGCCTTCAGTGTTCGTTTTGATCTTGTTGAGCATGTCTGGGAGGGTGAGTGTACCGTTTTTAAACTCATCCACAGAAATTCCTAACTGTTCAAAGCCGGCAATATTTTGTTCTGATGGTTTCAATAAGCGTGTCAAAGCACCACGTAATGCAGTTCCGGCTTTTTCCCCACCAATTCCGGCATCGGTAAGTAACCCAATTGCGGACGCCGTCTCCTCGACATCCATGCCTAAGCTGTTTGCGACTGGTCCAACATAACCCATCGCTAGTCCTAAATCTGAGAAACCAGCAGAAGTTGCATTAGCCACATAAGTCAACGCATCCGTCACACGTGTTGCGTTCTTAACAGTACTATTGTAATCCTTACCTTTTAAATTAAACTGACTGATTACCTCAGTAGTTACATTCATTACATCGTTGAAGTCATCCCCGGATGCTTTGGTAGCATCTAAAATAGAAGGCATTACACCAAGCGTTTGATTAGCGTCATAACCTTTACGAACAATTTCTGCTAAACCAGTATTTATTTCAGTAGTAGAAACACCATATTCCTTCGCCCATTTTTTCGAGCTATCAGACATCTGATCTAATTGATTGCGATATTCGGTTGTCATTTTCCCACCGTTGGTCAACAATGGACCAATTTCACCAATTTGAGTTTGAAAATCAACAGCCTTCTTAGTAGCCAATCCAAACCCAGCAGCGATCGGCGCTGTAACAGACATGGTCAATGTGCTTCCTATGCTAGACATTTTTTTTCCGAAAGATTCAATCTTTTGACCAGACTTAATCCATTGTTCAGACTGATTTTTAAGCTTTCCAGTGATACCTTCAGTCTCAACTTTCAGACGAGCCATTTGACCAACAGTAGTCTTCATTTGAGCTTCAAAACTAGCGGATTTTCCAATTGCTTGATTTAGCTCATTGGCATATTTTGCTGTGGCTGTGGTAGCTTTCCCGTTTGCATCAAAACTCTTATCGTATTGGTCTTTTAATTTGCTCATGTACTGTTCGTTGGAGCTAAGCGTTTTGCTAAGCCCCTCATACTTGGCTTGTAAAGTACCTAACTTATCACCTGATGAATTCATTACTTTCATCTGTGATTGCATAGCTTTCATGTTGTAAGTGACGCTCTTTTTAGCACCAGCTAATCCTTTAGAAAAGGCGGAACTATCCAAATCCAAAATAACCTTCATATTTCCAATTGGTTTTCCGTTTGCCATAATTCTCCTCCTTTCCTAAATGGATTTGACGAAATCTTTTAGGTCGACTTCTTTTGATTTTTCTTTTTTCGGACTTACACAAGCAATTTCAATTAACGTGTCAAAAGAATTATTTTCAATATCAGAGAGAGACCATCCCTGTTTCGTTAATTCTCTACACAGTTCCATATACATTTCTTCCGCTTCTTCTGGGGTTACTTTTTTGCATCTGGATCAGGATCATCCTCAACGCCCATTACCTGTCCTAATAGACCGTCTAATGTTTCGCGAGTTGTTTCAGAAGGCAACCCATCTAAAATTTGATCAGAGGTCAATTTGTCTGCTTTGAAAATTTCCACTGCAAAAGCTAAATAAATATCTAACTGATCCCACACCATGATTTTTTCTGCATTTAATTTTTTAATTGTTTGCAAAGCTAAACGATAGTCTTTCCCGGTTGTTTCTAATTTCTCAAAGACTTCTTTTTTGCCTTTTTTATTTTTTAATTCAATTCGAACTTGTGCCATCTATGATTTCCTCCTAATATTTTCAAATAAAAAAGAGGACTACTACAGTCCTCTAAAAAAACTATGCTGGTACTAATGCAAGCAAATCTGATTTAAGCGTCTTTCCAATGTAATCAATACCATGTGCTGTCAACCATGCTTTAATTTCTTCAACAGTATTGTCATTTGTTGGCTTTACGTCTCCTTCAGGATCAAAGCCGGGTGTTTCCGGTTCTTGTTCGGGCAATGTCTTAAAAGCTGGAATATCAACTTTCGCCGATTCAACATCATTGGTTACTCGAACTGCTTGATAATCACCCTGTACAACTTGAGTATTTGCTGCAATACCAGTGATAGAAAGAGGGCTTGTGCCCTCCACTACTTTTGTTCCATCTTTTTTATAAATTCTAAATGTATCTACCACACTCATTCTCCTAACTTAATGCGATTGTTGCCCCTGTTGTCGTCGGGGTAACTGTCCCAACGACCTGGCTTGTTACTCCCCCGCTGGAAAAGTCATAGTACGCAATGCTGTGATAGCTGCTTCTTCCTTACCGATATATTTAGCAACCGATTGCCCCTTCGCATCGCCTTCTGCATCATTAGCAATAGCAGAGAATACATACTCTTCTGCTTCAGGTTCGAATGCTTCGTTAGTAGTTGTATTCAAATTAATTGATTCTCGACTGAATTTACCTTTAAAAATAGTTAACATAGCTGTTTCACCACTTAAATCAGCAGATTCCATTAAAACTGCACAATATGGTGGTTCAGTATCTTCACCTAAGAAGCTAATTTTGTTGTCATTCGTTTTATATCCTAAAATTTTATCGTTCAAATCTTCTGGTAAATCTAACAATCCAAATGTCGCTGAAACATCGCCTGTCCCTTTTTGTGAAATGTAGTATGCAATATCTGATCCATAAACTTTCGTAGATTCTTTTGATAAACCGCTAATTTCTGCGGATACTGTTGCACCTTTGTCCTGTTTACCTTCAATAACAAATTGATTAGCTTTTGGAATTTTACCGTCCTTATCAAAAATTCCGATTGTCATTTTTTTAAATCCTACAAGTGTCAATATAATCACTCTCTTTCAATTTTTTTTGACAACAAAAAAAGACACGAGTTTTCGTGTCTTAATTCCTGTTATTCTGTTTTAATATTGTGTATCGTAAATTCGTGTATTCCCGTCATATCGTCGAGCGTCAACAAAACGTTTTGTTTCTGGGAAATATTCGTCTAAACCCTGACCAGATAGTTGACCAAAGCCGAGTTTCTTCATCTCTTTTTTTATTTCATACTGAATTTGTTTCGAAGTCGCTCGATATTTTGATTCCACATCAATTTGGATTAAATGCTCAATCGAAAGCTCTTGATCACTACCGTGATAGGCCTCATTCGGTACATCAACGGGCCGAAGTGTGATAAATGCACCTGATTTATCAGCTGTTTCAGGTTGCTCATAAAACTTAATTCGATATTCTTGCGAATCACTGTTATAAGTCATTTCGTGGATGTAGGCATTCGAAATTAACGCCTCGTAAATAATCATTAATATGTCTTTCATAGGCTTTTCTTAACCTCCATTTCCACGGTAGACAAATAAACTGGTTCAGAATTTTTTAATGATTTCGTGATAACCCCGAACCCACGCGGCTTAATCTGACGTCCGTTTCTTGTATAGCCCCATTCGTTTAAATGGATTAATCGATAACGTTGATGTGGACCATTCCAACCGATTTCTGCTTCAGTATTGTAATTTTTATACGTCGCATTTTTACGAACAACTTCATCAATCGTATATCCTTGATCTTTAAAAACGAGCATGTCAGACTGCAGACGTTTCTCGACTTTCTCAGCGCCGGTATTGATTGCTTTGCGAGCAATCGATCGGACTTTTTTATCACCAAGTCTTTTTTCCATTGCTTTTAACGTTTCGTTTACGCCTTTAACTTCTACGCTATTCATCGGCATACACCGCCAAAAGAATCGTAACGAAACGATTATCCGTAAAATCATTTCGAACATCAGCAATATTCCACCTGATTCCGCTATAGCGCCTGTCTAAAATTTCCACATAATGTTTATTAGAGACTAAATAGTCTTCTTGCGGATCTCGGATAGTAATTGTAACCGCCTGCTTAGTCGTTTTAGAGTTTAAAATTTCTAAATCTTTCATCGACGGATTATATATTTCAGCAAAACAACTAAAAGCAATCTGTTTTTCTTCTTCACCAGGCATCGGCCCTGGTTTTGGCTTATAGCTAAAAAATTCAACTGGCGTTCTCATCGCACCATTATTAACTTTAGGCTTCTGATACTCAAACGTTGGTTTCTTCATCGCTAACGTCCTCCTCCACATAATTTGAGAGAGAGACGGCCATTAATTCGGACAAAAAATTTTCATTAAAAAATTCGAGAGAATCATTGTAAACGTATCTGCTACGCTCAATGATTAATTCTCGAATTTCTGGCTTAGTAATATCTTCACTTCCGCACCAACGCTTTATTGCCGCAGTTGAACTCTCAAGAATATTTTCTAAATTGTCATCATCTGCATTGTGGAAGATACGCATACGCGATTTAAAATCCTTTAATAATTGTTCCATAGGCTCCACCGCCTAATCTTTTTTCTGAATAAAGCCACTACCAAGATTTTTTTCAATCTCCTTAGCACGCTTCACAAGTAAATCGATTTCCTGACCTTTTTCGTAAAGTTCTTTGGTGTATTTATCCCTAAAACTTTTAAGGATTGTGTACTTCATCTTCTCACTACCCTTCCGGAGTAGGGTCGACAGGCGTTTCATTCACTTTTAATCCCCAAACAGCCGCCGCTTTATCATCTTTTGCTTTTCCATAAGCAAATTGTTTAGCAGTATACAAATCCATGTCTTCGATTGCTAACGTTTGGTCGTATTTACGCAAAGTGATACCGCCACCGATGTAAGCATCGTAACGTCCGCTAACGAAAGTAACGACTTTTTCGGAAACTTGTGCCAAAGATTCAACGATTTTAAGATTATAAGGGAGAGCGGTTACGTATACGCCTTGCGCATTTAAAGAAGTGTATTGGCGTTTAACATCCCAAGCGTCAGCAGGGTTAACAACCATGACTACTTTGCCATCAACAGCAACAGCACGACCTTTTTCGTCAGTGGAATGGTGTTTGTATACGTTCGTTAATTCTTTGACTGTAGTAGCAGAATCAGCAAAAGTTAAATCACCAATTGAAGTTTTTTCGGGATATACTCCGCCAGTGATAGCCACGCCAGCTTGTACTTGACGATTTAAGCCGATTGGCTTGCCGTTTCCGTCTCCTGCTAAGAACGCCGCTTCTAAAGCAACTGCAAAAGCTTCATCGATTTGAGTAGATACAAAAGATTCGATCCAAGCAGGGCCAAAGTCTTTCAAATCTTTCGGAATTACAACGAACGCCGTTAATTTATTTTGAATAGCTTCTTCTTCACTAAATGCTGCATCTAATTGGCCTTTTATCTCGCCATAGATATTTCCCCACACAGCGACTCCGCTTGTTTCAGACTTCAAGAATTTTAAGCGTAATCCAGCATTCACCATGCCAATTTCTGCTAATAGCGGATGAGCAGTAGTTAAGTTTTCAAAAATGCGATCGATTGTTTCTTGCGGAAGTAATTTTTCTTCCTTGTAGCCAACGTCAGTGGTAACTGCATTAAAGAATTTCCGTTCTCGTGCAGATAATTTTGCGTCTGCCGGGTTTGCAGCAATCAATCCTTCTGCTTCAGCACGTGCTTGTTTTTTTGCTTCGTTTAACAATTCATCAAGCATCGCTCCATATAGTTCATTTTGTTTTTCAGCAGGCTCATTATTGTTAACCGCCGCTAAAAAGTTGTCACGAATCGTTTTGAATTCGTTGGATAATTTCATAGTCATTCAGTATGACCTCCTTATTTTTTGTATTAAAAAAGGAATCGTTTAAAACCAGCGTTTTCTGGTTCTTTCGATTCCGTCTTTTTAGTATTTAATTTTTCAGATACTTTGTTTGCTAACTCGTCTAAATCAAATTGAGGTTTTAACTTTTCAGCCAATTTTGCAATCGCATCTGGTGGGATAACCGGTGACAAGCTCGCAACTAGCAACGGCGCTTCATTGTTTTCAAACATGACTTTATCAGCAAAACCGTTTTCTACTGCTTGTTCAGCGGTAAGCCACGTTTCATGATTCATCAATTCCAGCAATTCAGCTTCTTCAATGCCCGTTTTTGCAATATAAGCATTCGCGATTGATGAGTTATAATTTTTCAATACTTCTGCTTCGTGAGCTAACGTTCGATGATCGCCAGCAGCAGTGCTTGAAACATTATGAATCATAATTTGAGCAGTCGGGCTGATTTCAATTGTGTTTCCAGCCATTGCAATCACGCTTGCGGCGCTTGCAGCAATACCTACGATTTTCACAGTCACGTCACCTTGATAAGCGCGCAAAGCTGTGTAAATCTCACTACCTGCATATACGTCACCACCTCCCGAATTAATCACGACCTCTAGCGGTTCGTTGTTTTCAGGCAATAAAATATCTTTCGGTGATGTGCTGTCCATTTCAAACAAATCGTAAATCCATTTTTGATTATTAGAAATAATCGTTCCTTTAATTTCCAGTTTCGTCATTTACTTCCTCCCCTCCTTTCGCTTTCTCATAGTTTTTAGTGATATAAAACTCATCGCCGCCTTCGATACTTTCGTAATCGACTTCTTCACGAATTTCATTCCGATTGAATCCACCGCTTGAAATTAACTTATCTACTGCGTCTGCCAAATCAAAGATATCTTTTTTATCCACACCAACGACTTTAACTTCCATTCCAGCAACGTATTCCGCCTTACTGATTGTCTTTGCGTTCAATTCGTCTTCAATCTTTTTGTTCAAAGATTTCACACAATATTTATTCAATACTGTCTGAGCGCTTTCTAAATCAGCTAACTCTCCATGCAAAATTGTTGAAGGAATACCTAAAATGTCGGCAACCTCATCCACAAACTGGCGTTTCAGTTTCTTGAGCTCATCAATAGATTGATTCGTCTCACCTACAGTATTTGTGAGTTCGTTATACTCAAGCCCTTGTTGCATCGGAATAATAGCAACTGAGTCTTTTCGAAATTTTTCGTACAGTTTATCAATATACGATTGAGCTTTCTTTTGTAATTTGTCATCAAAACCTCGGCCTTCTTTACCTCCGACCGTCGCTCTAATCTGATGATTTCGCATAGCTACTTCAACCATTCGGTTGTAGAGAGAAGCGTAATCTTCGTACAATCCACGAACATATCTATTCAAGTCGTTGTTGTTGTATTGTAAAAAAATGACTTCACTCATCGGAAATTTTCGTTTGAACTCGTAGCCTTTCATCCCCACACTTTCAAAAACATCGTCATACAACGCATATTCTTTTCGAACGTAGCTTTCAGCAATCAACAATTGATCATCGTCAGAAAGTACGATCAATACTTCGTTTTCAGTGATTAGCTTGTAAACGACTTGTTGCCAAAACGAAGAAGCTGATTGATCCAGATTCGGGCGTACATTTAATAAATACGTCCACTCGTTCGTGATTGGCTGCCCGTTTTTCCGAATTCGAAACTCTGACCGGCTGAATATTCGTGCTATAAATTCTGCACAGGTATCGATTGCTAAATGCTTCAAATACAGCGTGTTGTATTCGTCAATCAACGTGTCAAAGTCGTAACTTAATTCAATCTCTGAATTTTTTTTGAAAATATCAAAAAACGATTGAAATACTCCCAATATTTACTCACCTCCCTTCGCTGCTTTAAAAATCCCAATCTTCCATCATGTCAAAGAAGCCCTCCAAATCAACATCTTGGATCTCTTCTCGTTTATATAAAGCAGCCAAGAAGGCATGGAAGCCGTCTGTTTTTCGACGGACTGGTTCTTTTTTCAAAAATGTTTTGTTTCCTGATTTATCAACTTTGGCGTAGCTATTATTCGTGTACCATCGCATTGATGGATCATCGCCAAAAATAAATTTTTCGTTAGCAAACCCGTCTTCGATGATTGGAGCAACTTTGGATTGGACTCCTCGAATATTCCGAATGAATTCATAGTTGTAACCTTCTTTTTCCAATAGCGGTTGCAGCAGGTCCATTCGATAGCCATCGGCACACACCATTTCAATCTGATACAATTCACGTTTTTCATTCAACCAATCAATTAGTAGTTGAGGAGAAATTGAAGGAGCATCCACGATTGTAAATATTCCTTTATCTGCCCATTCTTTGATTGGTGCTTTGATTTTGAACGTATCTAAAAATTCTTTTCTAGCGAAACTATGCTGTAGCCAGATGAATTTTTCGTCTTGTTTAAACAGCAGCCCAACACTGGCGAAATCTCGAATTTCCGCATAGTCGAATCCAGCGACACACGATTTTCCTTTTAAATCACCAATCGGCTGATCGGTGGCCATTAATTTCTCGTGCGTAGTAATATCTGATTCCATATCGCCTTCGGTAAAATTCATCCGCTTGACGACAAACTCCCGGCGACCAGACGGCTCTTCTTCTAACTTTAGGTATTCGTCCATAACAGTTTGATACAAGCGTTTGGCGTAAGGAGAATCTTCTTCGAACATCGGATTCGCTTTAGACCATAATTCCGGTTTTTCCATCTCTTCGATCGTGTCAAGTTTACAAATAAATGGAAACAAACGGTCGTTCTTGTTTTCTCCACTAAAAATTTTCTGTGCTCTTTCTAATGTCCGGTCATAAAAGCCTTCTCGGACGTGTCCATTCGTTCCGTTGTAAAATGTCCGTGGATGTTGAATCTTACCTAGCCCGCTCCGTTGAATGTCCACGATATCCGAGTTCTCGAACATGTGAATTTCATCGAATTCTAAACAGCCATCCCGAGCACTATCCATCGTTTTCGGGTTGTTGGTCCGATAACTAAAAATGGAATTCGTTACTCGATTGGTGATTGCCATTTTCGTTAAATAAAACTGCTGTTCTAAACGTTTCGCCTGAACAGTTTCATAGACTTCTTTAAAACTAACTTTCCCTTGTTTTTCCGAATTGGCAGTAATAGTCACATCGTAATTTCGCACACCATAGAGCGGGGAAATAAAGAACGAATCTCGTGCAGACATGAAACCATTCTTGCCACCCCCGCGCGCGATAGAGTTCAAAATTTCATTAAAAAACACCTCGTCATCTTCTTTTTTGTAAAGAAAAATGAAAGGTGTAATAAATTTCTGATATTTAGCTAACGGAAAAAAATTTTTCTCAGCATAACGAATAAATTTGTGAATCATCTCATCGTCAAAATACAAATCATCTCTCGGAAGGACTTCCTTTTTGAGATACTCGACAAGCTGGATACGCTCTTTGTTAAACGGAATTTTCCCGCGTTCATACAAATCCACATACTCATCAAAAAAGTAAGGTTGTAGCAACGTCATAGAAGATCACTACCATCTAACGCTGCACTATTTACAGCATCTCGTTTTTCTTCCGGCAAATAATCTGTCAGTTGCTTAATGATTCGCTGATAAGATTGATCACGTGCGTTGTATTGTTTTGCCACCGGCCGCTCCCGTTCGTAAGGTATCTGATTTTCTGACTGAGAGAATAATTCATAATCTCCTTTTTCAGAAATATCAATCCACATTTCGTCTAGTAATATTTTTAATCGTGCCGCTTGAGTCACCAGACCCGATACAACTTTTTTCTTGTCATCTGTAAGATCGTAAAATAAGTCATTCAATCGTTTTTCCTCAGCTACTACCTTTTCATTTCTGATTTTTAAATCCGCCATCCAATCACTTCCTTTCTTCTGGGGAGGGGGTTATACGCGTATCATCAATAGATCTGTGGAGTTGACCCATCCACCGGTTTCCAAATCTCATTTAACATTGAAATATTTTAGACCGGGGGGGCTTACAACTCTTGCAACAATTTGATTAACGCTTCTTTCTTACATTTAATTTGTTCCTTTTCCGACATTAAGTTAAACATCGAAATAAATACTTGCTCGATTTTTTCACCCTGTTCTTCGTCCTCTTGTTTAATTAATTCCAAGTAAACATTAAACATCCCGTTAACTAATTCTTCCAAATCGTCACCACCATTCATCATCAAATTTTTTCTTACGTTCTGCTCCGCGATAATTCATACGACTATGCCGTTTATTGTGGCATTCTTTGCATAATGTTCTTAGATTATCTATATCAGTAGCAAGTTCTGGATGATATTCAAGCTCTTTAATGTGATCTACTTCCAAGATAGCATCATTAACAGTTGTAACCTTACCCTCTTCTTTACACCACAGACACTCGTAGTGATCACGTTCCAGCACTTCTTGCCTTAGCCGCTTCCACTCGCTTGATGAATAGAACTTAGCTCTATCTGTTTTAGTTGTTACTTCAATCATCTACATGTACCGCTTGTGTCCAATTATCTTCTTATCGAGATACTTATCATTTGGCGTTGAGTAGTATTCTATGTTGATGTCGTTAGTTCCACGATCATTACTGCTAAAGCCATCAGTCTTCCAATGATACGAGACATCTACTAATCCTTTAGGCAATTCATCCAACCTCTCACCTTTGTACCAAACCTCTGGTACTGAGTCAGTATCTTTTAGTTTGATCTCTAGAAGGTTAGGTTCCTTTGAAAATAGTTTATTCGTCTCATGCTTACTCAATATTCTTGTCCCTTTAGGAAACCGATCTCTGTCAACTAACACTGATAACCCTTGTTGTATTCGAAGAGAATTAATTAGTTCTAAAGGAGTGTCCGGATTCCCACTCAAAGCTAATAGAGTTTCATAATCCTTTGCCTCTTGAGTTTTATTTTTTAGAAACAAATCCAATAACTTCATTACTCTTCCTCCTTAATCCACTTAAAGAACTTGAACCACGCGAGCGCCTGCTCCTTACTGCTGCCGTCAGGACTGCTATGGCTCTCAGTCTTCAATACATGTATAGCAACATCATCTACGGTGTATGTGTCTGGTAACTTATCTCTTGCATAGTTGAAACACTGCTGCAAGCATTCAAAGTATGTCACCTTATCCACCTCTCTATGTTGTATTGGATATACTCGTCTTTCCAATAGCCATGACCGCAATAAATAAATTTGCATTTATCCACTTCATTTGGTGTAGCTTCTCTGGTCATTTCAATGATGGAGTACTTCCCTTTGATTTGTACAGAACGCACAACACGCACTGGACAATCATCAATGGTTCGAGGATATTCATTAGTTAGCGATATATACCAGTAGTTCCTCATTATGCAGCCTCCCTTATGTAAAGAAAGAGCCTAGCATGTGCTAGACTTTAATACATTCATTTGATTTTTTGAGATAAGTATCTACATAGATTTCACCTTTGTCCCCGTTCAACGTAATTTCAAAATACGGTGCTCCTTTTAAGCTAGCGCTGACTAATGCTTTGCTATTTTGCAGTGTTTTGCATGACCAGACTATGAAAACACTAAACTCAGACACTGCTCCACTAAGGTCAGCAATCTCATTTTCAATTCTTTCACGTACAATAGCCTTGCATTTTTCGATAAACTTCTCATGATTCATTTTCAAAATCCTCTCTTTTCTAAAATAAAAAGACCACTCAAAGAGTGATCTAATATGTAATAGCAACCTACACGATGCACAAAACGCGTACGAAATTGCGCACCCCTATATTTTTAAACCGCCGATGCCTCGGTTGCCAAAGTCACTGGCAATGAATCGAACATTGCATGGTCAAATCATAAAACGTTAAGGTTATCCCTCGACGTATTGACCTTATTTTTAAGCGTCTACCCTTTCCGCCACAGTGACAAATTAATATTGTGAAAATAAATACTAAGCGTATAATTTTAGTTATCAGCGAGTGGTCCGCTGAAATAAGGAAGAAAGGAGAACCTTTATGAAAAAACCATATTTGATAACTTACGACCTTAATACTCCTGGTCAAAAATACGATAAAATCATTGAATTGATCAAAGGAGACCTAAGTAGCGCATGGTGTAAGTACTTAGAATCCGCATTTTTGATAACATCAAACTATACTCCCCAACAAATACTAGAAAAGCTAAAACCTCACCTAGACGTCAACGATCGTATGATTATCATCGAAGTCGTCAACAATAAAAGCGGATGGCTAACTACAAAACAATGGAACTGGATCAACGAAAATATTTTTTAGTAATTTGCTACTGATTTTCTACGATACGTGTTTCCATCGCTGTCTTGAGGAGTAATTTCTTCTGCTTCTCTATTTGAAACTTGGATTTTAAAATTAGCAATTTCATCTAAAGTTTCTTGTAACTGTTCGACTTGGTCACTAGCCTTGTTGAGCAGTTCTTTTAGTTCAGTCAAATCTAATTTGACAGTTACTTTGATTTCTTTATCCATTCGTTTTTCCTCCAATACATAAATTAATAGACAGCAACAAAATAACATTGCTTTGATAATTTGGTATCGACCACTATAAATTTCTTTTCTTGCAATTATTTTTAATATATGCTAGATTATCAACCGATATAGTCACTGCCTGTACTAGCGGAAACTAGTGCAGGTTTTTTGTTCTATTTACTCAAAAGTTATTACGATAAATTCTTATTGTGAAAATAAATACTAAGCGTATAATTTTAGTTATCAGCGAGTGGTCCGCTGAAATAAATTATAGGTGGTGAAAAATTTGTACTTTGTTATAAGAGAAGCAACTAATGGCCAATATTACTTCGTTATTAAGTCCGATAACAATGAAGTAGTAGCAACTAGCGAAACATACTTGACTAAATATTTCGCTGAACAAACCATTAATTCTATAAAAAACGGAATCACCAAAGACTCTCAAGTTATCGATGTGACTAAATAAGACGACTAACTTCATTTGCTAGGGAGTTCATTTCAGCTGCTTTTTCTACCAAAGCAGTTGAGATACTTTCTAGCTTTTCTGATTTAACAGAATTAAATACTGGCGTCTTGATACTAATCGATACATCTTGACGAGGATCAGGACTCGTTGCTCTATTTTTTTGCACCACTGATCTGTACTTTTCTACTGAATGATACTCAATTACTTGTTCTAAATGTTTTTTGTACTCTTTACATACAGCTTCTTTTTGGATCAATTCTAAACGTTGTTGCTCAATAATATCAATCAACCGTTCCCGATCCATACCTTGATACTTTATTTGCTCGACTTCCATTCGTTTTCCCTCCAATACATAAATTAATAGACAACAACGGATGATAGATAATAAGAACAATTTAGAAGGAGTTGAAATTCACATCCTTATTCTTAATATTTCCGCTGCTGTCTATCGAAGCTTAATTGTGAAACAATAATAAAACGATGTTCCTTTTATTATTATTTTGTCTTAGACCTATCACTAATCTTTCGACACTATCATAATATCACGTTAAACTGCTCAAAAACCCTACACTATCCCTACAAAAACCCTACAAAATCAACGATACTGAACTAACACGCCTTTTTTGTATGCTTCTGCAAATTCGATCAGCGCGATAGATTTCAGCTTCTCTACATTCTTTTCACCGTATCCTCGTATCAATTGACCTATTTCATAATTAGAGTGCTTGTTTACGTCACAGAAGCTGTAGTAGAGTATCTGACGACTAATCAGACTAAGAGCCATCAAAGCCGCTAAAATCGCATCTCTCTCTGCTTCTATATCCATCATCTGAATGATCGCATCTTCTGCCTTATTGCCGTGTTTCGGTGCCTTCGGCATATCCGTAATAATCGGCGACTTAATATCTATCAAAGAGCGACCTGCCATCCGCTCCAAACGCCGAAAGTTCTTCAGCACATCTCTCGCATTACATCTTGTCTGTTTGAAATCTACCTCTCGTAACAATTGCATCAAGTCAAACCGCTCCTTTATGTGATATAATAAATGTGTTGGATTTATTGAATCAGTCGGAGCGATCCGGCTTTTTTATTTGTCATTGATTAGTTCCATATCCACCAATCTCGCTACAGCTAAATTCTCTTTGCTTTTCGCTAACCACTTATCACATTCCATCGTGTTTTCAATACGAATGATCGCTGAGTGATTATAGACGTGTTCTACATATCCACGAAATGGATAGATGAACTCTTCTGCTTCACAGCGAACCATGTCACCGACTTTGAATTTTGGTTTCTTACGTGTTTTAGGATTCTTTGTCGGCATATCTAGCATTAAACCGCCGATACCGTGACTGCTAGCGTAAAATCCGTCTTTTAGTTTCATCTCATTTCCTCCCATTTATAATCATCATTTAATATCGAAATTCCAAACTTACGAATAGCATTACTCTCATCAGCAACACACTGACTCAAAACTTTATATGCTTCTTTTACAGAAACTCCATATTCTTTTTCAAACTTTGTCTTTAGTACATTCAGTTCCTGTTTTCTTAGTTTTGTTATTCTGCGGTGCCTGTTGTTCATTTTTCTTCACCTCTGTTTTGTTTTCACCATTTCTTTGTTGAAAATCCACAACGTCTATACTGTTTAATTCGTTTCTTAGGCCTTTCTAGATCAATCAGAATAAATCTGTCGGATATATGATAATCTTCTATTACAGCCGTATACATTGGATTCGGAACCGAGTACCATGATCTTTTTTTATCAAACTCATCCGCATCATCTCTTGTAATTTCTATCATGTTAGCAGACATTAGATAGCCCTCTTCTTCTGCCTCGGATGGGTGGGAATTTGTATCCCAGCTTCGAGGAAACCTGGCCAAATTTCTTTTTAAATGAACTTTAATATTCATTCTGCTTCCTCCAATTTTATAGATAATGTTTTCGCAGATGGTGATTCTGCTTTTTTTAACTGCACTATATCTTTATTTGCTGATCTTTCATCAAAATACTCCTGAGCTCTCCTCTTGTTTTTTGTAAAAACTGGCTTGCTATCATTCCAGTGATGGAAATAAACTTTCTTAAACGAACCATCTTTGTAATCGAATAGATAAAATGCTATTTTGAACATTCATTCCGCTTCCTCCTCTTTAGCTGTCAATTACTTACTCGCAAGTCACTAAAATGGCTACTTCATCGATAAAGTTTCCATCTTCGTCTTCCATTCCTTGCTGAATGCTAATGTCGGTAATCTGCTTAAAAAATCCGTTGTCATAGCCTTGTGCGTTTATCACTACTTCGACGTCTCCGAAAACCTCTTTGAGACTATTAATTTTATTTACTACTTCCGATGCATCCATGACTACACCCCTTTCCAGTTGGAAATCTCTGTCGTTAATAGACTACTGTTCAAAGTATTCATCTTCACTCATCCTTCTGCCACCTCTACCACTGCTCCCTCAAATTTATCAGCATGTTTGTCAGCCGTATGAAAACTACTAAACGGGTAAGCACGTTTCTTATCCCAAGTTGTGAGAATTGTAGAATTGCTAGTATCACCTAAAGGTTCTTTTAAGTAAAGTTTGCCAATTTTGACTATATATTTTGGAACTTTCTCAACCTCGTAGCCGTCTTTCATGCGGACAAGGGTTTCGATTGGATTGTTTTCGGATTGTTGAATCCAATCCAACATCCCTTGCTGAGCAGAACCATAAGAATCTACACACAATTCCCAAATGGCAAATTCTAAATCATCTTTATTATCCTCAAACCACTCCGCCACAAACTTAGGCACCACTGGTTTCTGATGTTCACCAGTCTTACCAAATACAGCATTATCTAAAGTGTTTCTCAAGCTTTGTGCCGATTCAGGATAAGCCTCAGCTACCTTATTCCAAGCTTGTTCGTCTGTAATTTTTGATTCATCGCTGTCCTCCAAATCACTCGACTTCACGAATACACCATCTACCATTTTCCCTGTGCGTCTTTTGATTTCGTTGTACGCCATTTCTAAACACTCTTGTACGTTTGTCCCTTTTTGCATGGAAAGGATAATCAGAGTGACGATTACGTCTCCTACGCTATCTTTAAATAGCTCATCATTACTTCTTGCCATTGCCGAAGCAATTTCTCCGAATTCCTCAGCTACTTTCAAAAATTGTGCTTTTGGATCTGCATGATCCAATCCCTTATCTTTTGCCCACTGCTCTACTTTTGTGATTAGTTCGTCCATTATTTTTCCCCCTCAGCGCAAAACACACTTCTCATCAATATTGCATCTAGTGCTTCGTTAACTAACACGCTTGTCCATTCTCGTAACACTTCGTAATCTTCCCAATCGATATCATCTTCTCCGATATTGGCTCTAGCTAGTAATTCATCTACAGTCAAATCATTTTTACTTTCATTTATAATTCCTTGTAGTGTTACAATTGATATTTTCTTCATTTTTTCTCCTCCACATACTTAAATTGTCGTCCTTTTGAATCAATCCATAAGCTCCTAGCTCTATCCCAGATGATGTTTTTGCTCAGACCAGTAATTTCAGATAACTGTTCAGCAGTACCTGTTACTAGAATTCGATCACCATGCCAGATTGCAATTTTTCTCGGCGTTTTCCGTTTAGGCTTTTCAGTCCACATTGGTTTACCAAGCTTTTGGACTTCTGCAACTATTTCTTTGTCTTCTTGCCAATTCTCAGAATGTGTCAGTTCAATGATTCGTTTCATTGCTGCTTTCTTATCCACGCTCATTCCTCCAATCTCCGAATTTCCCTTCTTAAGTTCTCTATGTGCAAATCGATTGCCTTTCTAGCCGTTTCATTGACCATCACTGCCTTTGTTCGTTCCAGATCGTCAATTTCACGCTGAATGCTTCGAATACGCATTTGAATCACTTCTTCTGTTGTCATGATGATTCCTCCACGTACCTAAACGTTCTCTTCTTAACGTCTGTGTATCCACACCTAGCTCTTTTTCTCACGATTTTCTCGTGCAAGCCTGTGAGACTTGCTAACTGCTGGGCAGTTCCTGTGACTAGAATTTTGTCGCCATGCCAGATTGCGATTTTTCGCGGTCTTGGCTTGTTGCTCTTGTCTGCCCACATCTCTCTTCCAAGTCTCATCACTTCCGAAGCAGCTTCTTTGTCATTTTGCCAATCTTCTGAATAAGTCAATTCGATAATTCGCTGCATTGCCGCTTTCTTATCCATCCCGACGTTCCCCTTTCAATAATTTGAGTACTTGATCAAGTGCGCTTTCACGTCCACCATGGAACGTGTTGAGCCACTTGTCTTCGTACGAGGCGCTTTGTCTTAAAGCTTCTTGATGCATTAGTTCGATCTGTGCTGTAAATGTTTTTAGATCCATCTGATTACACCTGCTCAAGTTCACTAAGATGTTTTTGCAATCCTTTAACGCAATCAACAAATAGTAATTTTGTATAAGCTAAATTTCTTAATTGTGTTGTATCGATATAGAGTGCGAAATAGTATCTGAGTTTACTCCAACTCGAACGATCATTCTTAATCCCTTCGATTCCAGCTTCTTCAAGCTGTTCATACACGTCTCTCAGGATGTCTATTTCCTCGCCCTTTTTATAGTTCGATATTTCATTAATTAGTTCTAGATAATCGATTTTCAATTTTCCACCTCTTAAAATGGTGCTTTTGATTGTCTATTAGCTCGTTCTAGCGCTTTTTTCTTGAGATAGGCTTCTTGGTCGATTGCCCATTCAGGAAGTTTCTCTCGTCTTCCTGTGCGCTTGTATCCACTGCTTGCGTTCTTAGGTTCACTTTTTTCTTTCCTTGCCCAACTTCGAATAGTTGCCAAATAGTTTTTATAAGTCTTACCAGATGATTCACAATACTCTGACAGTCGTTCGATTCGCTCTTGGTAATCATTAGGGAATTCTGTTTTGAGTTTCTCCATCTGCTCACCTGACAAAAGAACATTTTTATACTCTCCGTATTTATGACGGACGGGCTTAGCCTTCGATTTTTTCGAAGGCGGTAACTCTCTTATATATTCTTTTGTATTATTAAATGTATTATTAATAGATGTATTATTATCTTTGACTTTTTCGTCAATAGGGGTATTGCGTTTTTCGTCAATAGGGTATTGATTAATTCGTAGGTACCTATTGATTATTTGATTGGTACCCTCTTTGTAAATGATTTCCCGATTCAAGTATCCAAACTTAATCAAATCACTTACCCATCGCGATATGGTCTCTTTATTCACACCATATAAATCTGCAAAGTACTCATTGCCTGCCCAACAAAAGCCTCTTTCATTACACAAGGCCGTTATTTCTCCGTATAACAACTTAGTATTTGGTTTAAGTCTTTTGTCGTACCTTACGTTGGCTGGTATAATCGCATAATAACTTCGATGTTCTGTCATTTTTACCCTCCAATATTTAACTTTTTGATTGTTTTCTGGTTTAATTTGATCCCTTTTATTTGATATTTATTTTTGAAATTAATCACACCTATTTTGTGCTTCTCTTAATCTTCCAAGAAACTAAATGTCTTCCCTGAAGCTATATTCAGCACGGTATGCCTGCTGACATTAAAAAGTTTCATTATTTCTCCGGAGCTCATCAATTTGTTTGTATATAAACGCTTGATAGCTAAAGCTTGCAAATCAGTTAGTTTTGATGGTCCTTTCAAGTTAGTTAATCCATTTTTTCTAGCATGCTTTTTATTATCATCAGAACTGAGCCATTCTAGGTTTTCAACAGTATTGTTAGATTTATCTCCGTTCTTATGATTGACTTCAGCACCTTCGAAATACGCTTCTTTTAAAAAGTGAAAAGCTACTAGCCGATGGACATACCTTCTATCTCTAAAACCTTTGCCGCTTAAGAAGATAATTTGATACCCTTTCCCATTGTCAGATGGTTTCATAATAAATCCTTCTTTGTTAACGTATCCCTTATTAATTACATAGTTAGGGCGATTAGATTTAACTCTTCCTAAGCTACTAACTTGATATACTCCCTCGTATCCTTCGATATCCATCCATAATTCATTCAATGATATTCAACCCCAATCTTTTTAAATCACTGTCTTTGAGAACAACTGCCGTAAGCTTTCTTTTAGTTGTAAATGTAGTAAAACCTTCGACATGAATTTTCGTATGGCATTCTCTGCACAGAGCCATAAAGCGCCTACCAGAATTGTTTATTTTTTTTCGGTTATTTCCCATGCCGACAGAGTCTACGTGATGTATATCAGCATTTTTCTTTCCGCAACTACAGCACACCCTGTTCGTGAGGCATTTGTAAAAGAAATACTGTTCGTTTTGGGGCAAAATTTCATATCCATTTTTAAACGGAATATCATGCTCAAAGATGAAATCTAGGATGATATTCGCTAAGATATTGGCATCACTTACGGTTGTGCTCGATTCATCTTTGAGGCTTATTTTGCGCCCTGTGACACCTTCGAAACGGAAGTAGAAGAATTCCTTCCAGAAGTCCGTTGGCATGCCTGTATCGATAAAAATATCGCCTATGAGTGCATAGATGAAGTTTCGTTGCTGTACGGTGAAACGTCTAGGATCAATAAAACGAATTTCAATAACTCGATCACCATCGTAGCCGTCATACATCGTCTTTAGTCGATCAATGTTCACTTCCTCATTGATGGTTGCGCCTATGTCTTTCCCTTTGAACTTTTTCAGAACCGCTGAATATGAATCGATTAATGGTTTAAACACTCATATCACTTCTCTTTTGTTTCTTCTCTGTACTGATCTTCAAGCCAATTAACGCCTCGTTTTAGAATGCCCAAGTCTCTCTTGGTCCATTTACTGTCATCAGCGGTTATAGAAGCTGCATCAGTCAATGCAACAATTGCTTCATCAATTGATTTTTCGTACTTGTTAGCAACCAGTTGTAAAGCATCCAAGAATAGCTTTTTGCTTCTTTGAGTAGCTGGTTCAAGCATCGAGACATCTTCTGGCATATCTTCGCCAGCAAATATATATAGCCCTAGCCCAAACATTGCTAGATTTTTTACAAGACAGCGCATGATCGTTTTGTTGATATCAAACATAGTTGCTGCTTCAACTCGCTTTTCGATTTTTCCAACAATCTCTTTTTTCTTCGTTTCGTTATTCCACTGATAATCATTGACTTCGTAGGTATATGGCTCATCTTTCATTGCCTTGTTTGCACCATCCATGACTGGTAACCACATGTCACGCTTTACTCCGTTGACTGTGATACTGGTAAAAACCATATAGCCTGTTTTTTCATCAAAGAGGTATGGACGATGCGTTTCTGGATCACGATAGATTTCGTAGTCTACTTCTTCGCAGATTTTGCTGACTTCTGCCCACGCCCATGCCCAGGACAGATAAGTTAGTTTGTTTCTTTTTTCGACAACATCATTGACGGTTATCTTGTACAGACTATTGAATAATTTGTTATCGTTGCGTTTCGTTCCTTCACTCATCAAATTCTGCCTCCATTTCAGCAATGTATTTCTTACCTGATCCGTAATAAGAGATATCAATCAAGTTATCTCTGTCGTACTCTTCTAGCGCATCAATCAAGCCATCTTCGATGACATAGATATATTCAGGTTTTTTGGACTTCCTCGATAAATGGATAAGATAGACATGATCCCAAATACTCACAAAATTTCCCAAATCGTCTTGATCACATGCTAGTTCTTCATCCGTCAAAAGATTACGTCTGATTTTTCGATTGCTTGTTTCCTTGATATTCGATTTGCCCCAACTAGGATCAGTCAAATATTGATCTAGAGTGGAAAGTTCTTTTTCCATGTGGTAACATCTCCTTAGATGTATTTTGTATGTGACTCTATGCTTGCCGGCTGAGTCACTTTTTTATTTGTTGCCATGCCTTTTGCTTGTCGATTTGTTGTTGGCTTAGGATGTTTGGTTTATTGTGTCTCCACCAGCGATTAGCAATTACCGTCCCTATTCTTAGCGCTTCAGCTCTATTCATTGTCATCACCAAAAAGTCTCTGTTGTCTGTTCAGTTGATCAATTTCCATACGGATTGCAGTTTCTGGCAACCACATTTCAATAAATGAAACAGCATCATCGAATCTCTTACGAGGTAACTCGCCATATCTTGGGATTGAAAAGGTACGTTTAAATTCAGACCAAAATTTTGAGAATACTTTTTTGCTGATTTCTTCATAAGCTCGGCTTTCTTTACCTCCTAAAACTTCCATAACTTTCATATTTCCTTTTTGCTTAATTTCAAACTCTTGTTGTCCGCTAATTCGCATAGTATCTTTAAGCATGGAGACATCTTTTTTAACATCTTTCATTTCTTCTAGTTGGTAGATCATCATATCTTCAATTGTTTGAGGAACAGTATTCTTGCGAATAACATCTTCCATTTCGTTGAATGCTTCAATGTATTTTTGTTTGAAGTAAATAGCTTTCTTTCCTGTAAAACCCATAGCCAACAAGAAAAAACCATCTCTACTAATGAAGAAAACTCGTCGATTTCTGCCGTATGAATCTGGTTCATTACCTTCCACAAACATCTGCTCAAAATTGAGCACATCTTCTTTTAACTTTTCAATATCTCTCAAAACATTTTTGTGTTCTTTTTCAAAACTATCTGCAACTTGCAAGCTCGTAGTCACAGCTTCTTTATTTTTCAAAATTACTAATTCTTGCATTATTTCTTCTCTCCTTTTTGATATAATTCTGGTGGGGTGAAAACATGAGCAGAAAAATTGATAATATAATATTGTTAACAACTATTTTTTATTTAGTAATCGGAGCAACTCTTTCCTTACTGTCATTTTTGTCCAACAGTAGTTTGATTGTGTTAAATCAAAAAAGCATATTAACAGAATTTGCCCACATAGATTACTTCTCTTTTTTTAAGACTGGACTAATATGTTTATTTCTATCTTCATTTATCCTCTATATAGGAACTACATTTTGTCTAATGGTGCTTAATTTAAAAATGTTTATAATTGAAAAATGGATAGTTATTATCGCAAAGATTTTCTCATCGATATCAATTATCATTCCAATGACATTGACGTTTTCTAAAGAGCAATTTAACGTAGCTACTACATTCGTATCTTTTATAGCTCTATTTTCGTTTGTTGTTCCTAAAACTTTTCAAAGCAAATCTAGCAACGCAAAGGTTAATGTAGAAAACACTGATAGAAAAAATGATGAAAGTTATTAAAAAAAATAATTCTTTCATTTATTGTCAAACCTTTCTTATAGACATTAGACTTTTTTAGTCAGTCCCTCTCGACTGGCTTTTTCGCTCTGTACTCAGCTTCATCCAGCCCTATAAAAATCCAGACCATGTAAACGATCGTTCCTATCAACGCTTGTCTATTTCCCCAAAGTCCTAAAGCGTAGATGATGAATGGTGTGCTGAATACTATTGCTCTGTTGAATTTACCCATTTGTTTACCTCCCTAAACTTTGTATTTCGCCATAAATTCATCAATATCTTTTATGTCGTATTTTGGACGACTATTTTCATCGAAGATGATTACTTTTAGACCTTGTTTGATCCATTCGTTAATTGTTCCTGCTGAAGTCCCTGTATACTTAACCGCTTCTTTTTGATTCAGATAACGTTTGGGTACATAGCCAACAAGTAATGAATCTAGATCATTTTTATTGATTAGTTCTTGTGCCATTTCGTTCCCCCCTCTACAATTCGTACATAGTGATAATCGAATCTATAATTCTGTTTGCTTCTGCAGAAGTCTTTTTACCGTTTAAAATTAAAGATAAGTAGCTTTTGCTAATTCCAAATCTTTCAGCAAGCATGGTGTAAGTTAAGAACTTTGAACTTTCGACATATTCTTTGATTTTTTCTCTATCTCGTCGAGTGATTTCTGCAATGTCAGTCATACTAAAACTCCTTTCTTTTATATTCGTAAACAAATTTAACAACTTTTTAAAAAACTGCGTTGACTAAATTAACATACAGTGTTAAAATCAGAACATAGTTAAATAAGACATATAAACATTGATTCAAAAAGCTTTCTTGGCGGTTGGCATTTATTAATCAATAGTGTTTTTTGTTGTCTTTTTAATTGTTAAACTTGTTTACAAGAATGATATTAACACCTTTTGTTAAAATAGTCAACTAATTTTAACAAATAAAGTTAAATATTTTTTCTTGAACGAAAGGAATATTGATATGATAACGTTTGAGAGAATAAAAGAGTTAGCGAAAAAACAGGGAAAATCATTAAATAAAGTTGAAGAAGACCTAGGTTATGGTAAAAACGTCTTATATAGACTTAAGAACTCAAACCCCTCTACAGAACGTTTGCAAGAAATTGCTGACTATTTCGATGTCTCTGTAGACTATCTTCTGGGGCGCGAAGAAAAAGAAACCCCTAAACATGTGGATTTATCAGAAGATGATACTGTATTTTCTTTTGACGGAAAAGAAATATCTAAGGAGACAATGCGTAAAGCGATTGCAATTGCTAAAGCTTTAGAGGAAAATGAATAGTTGGAGTGATGGGTTGTATGTATTTAAAGTTGAAAGAAATGCTGAGTGAGTATAATTTAAAGTTAATCTATATGGAAATGGAAGAACCAGGTTTTTATTATCCAAAACCAAGAATAGTATTTTTGAATGAAAAACTACACGAAGACAGTTCTGAAGCTTTTCATTTAGCCCACGAGCTCGGTCATTTCATTGCTTCACATTTTGAATATTCAGCACTGTACGATAACTCTACAACTTTTCATTCAAAGTTCGAAGCTGAAGCTGATAGAATCGCTATTATGATTCTACTTAATATCTTTATTGAGAATGAATTAACAGATGAATCTCAGTTCAAATTAGAAAATTTCATGAAGTTCTACTCTATCAATAATAAGTTAAGAACAGAATGTTTTAATGTTTGCCAGTCTTATTTCAAGAAAAAATACTCTTATGCACAGTAAAAAAAAGCCCGTGCTGCAACACGAGCCTCAATCCTATTTCTAAGATTCTTTTTTACATAAAAATCATATCATAGAAATGGAGAATTAAAAATGAAAAAAATGGTTTTAGGATTATTGTTTAGTTGCTTCATGTTGGGCGCATGTTCAACAAATAAAGCTTCTACATCTACTAAGGCAGATACAGCTACAGAATCAAGTTTAAGAAAAGAAGTTTCCGATTTAAAAAAAGAAAACAATGAATTGAATAAAAGAGTTGAAGTATTAACAAATATGTCCGATAACTCTTCTACAGAAAATAGTTCTAATGATGAATCAACAAACGGAAATGTAAAAATTGGTCAATCTGTTGGTTTTACATCTGGAGAGTTAATAACTGTTACAGAAGTAAAAGCAGATGATACCATTGGTTTGATGGATATAAAGGACGGGGAACATCCAGTCGTAGTAACAGCTATTGTTGAGAATAAAACTAACTCACCTATAGATTTCAATAGTCAAACATTTGACTTATACGATGGAAACGATGAATTAGCTAGATTTGATGCTAGTACTTACTCTAATAATGTTCCTCACGAGATAGCTAGTGGTAAAAAGGCTACTGTAGTTATGCATTTTGGAGTAAAAGGAAATGCACCCTACTCTGTAACATACGGTCCAGCAACTTGGAACGAATGATAAACTAACATAAAAAAACACGCCCTCTCCCCTACCAAGTTTGAGTGACGTGAGATATTAAACCTATGTTAGGTTTATTTACAGCTTATTAATCAAAGAAAAGAGGAGTAAAAAATGAAAAAAAGTGTCTCTTTTAGGTGTTTTGCCGAGTAGTTTCTTAATTGTTGGTTGTTCACAAAAAGAAACTACAAAAGAATCATCGGATATTTCTAGCATTGAAATATCCACTAATACAAAAGAAACAAAACAAAGCGCTACTGATTCTAAGTCAATAACAAGTTCTTCTGAATCGAGCTGGAATTTCTTTAGATCAGTTATTTCAATTAAATGGTATGGACCCAAATAATTTCTTAATACACCCAGGAGATCGTTTTAGAGTTAAATAAATAGTAGAAAGAAGGAAAAGAATATGCCAAGTTACGTTGTATTGCAAGTTGTATTAAAAGAAAAATTTATAGGAAAAGGGTCGCAAAACCTATCAGAACTTGAAAACACTATAAATAGACAGTGTTCTAAAGGTTATCGATTACACACTATTTCCACTACAAACGGTGGTAGTAAAGGTTTCGGTGGTGGCGATAGAATCCAAGCTACTTTAGTTTTCGAAAGTCTGTAAAATAAAAAAACACGCCCCACCGACCAAAGTTTGTGGACGTGGGATGTTAAACCTATAGTAGGCTTATTTACAGCTTATTAATCAAAGAAAAGAGGGGTAAAAAATGAAAAAAGTTAGCGTTATGTTGTTGTTAAGTACTGCTCTGCTACTTTCAGCTTGTTCAAATAATAAAAAAGCTGAATCAACAGATGCCACTTCTAACCAAGAAACAAAAATAAGTAAAACAAAAGAAACAACTGAAACCAGTTCATCTACTAGCAAATCTACATCTAAAACAGATTCTAGTTCAACAGTTACAAGCTCCAACCAAGTTACGGCGGAACCTAGCCCAACAGTTATAAGCTCCAGTCAGAGTACAATCCAAACCGCACCTCAAGAAGAAACATATGAACAGATGAAACAACGCACTTTACAGTCAACTCCAGCTGATCGTGCAAATTGGTCCAACAAAGAGTGGGAAGCTTTCGGCGTGGCCCTTTATGAAAATGGATTGACTACAGATGATGCTGGCAATATTATCAGTCAAGATCAGAAAGAACAACAAGCAGCATCTCAACAAAATCCAGAAGACCAACAAACAAGCGCTCAGCAAGACGCTGACACTTTATCACTTACTGATTTTGTTAACAAATACGGGATGTCGCCTGTTGCATGGAAAGTACAGAATGGAATGTCTGAAGAAGAAGCATTGCGTACAACACAGCAAAAGACTTCCGGTGAAGTTCAATTAGGATTTTCTAAATACGGAATTCAATAATATATTTTTATGCCCTACTATTTTGCCTATAATCTCTAAAAAAGTTATAAAGAAAAAAGCCCGTGCTGCAACACGGACTCATACCTCATTTCTGAGATCACAAATATATTATAACAAGAAGTGAGGGATATTTAAATGGCAAAAAAAGTTATGGGTCAAGATGGGAAAATGTATAAGGTTAAGAAACCGTTTTATAAACGGGTATGGTTTTGGGTATTAATAGTACTTTTGTTTTTTGGTATTGGTGGTGCTCTAAGTGGCGGTGAAAACAAAGATTCAGCTACTGCAACATCAACAAGTACTAATAAAGAAACTACAAAAGAAACTACAGCAAAAGAAGAAAAGACTTATAAAATCGGTGATGACGTTGCTGTAGGGAAAATGGAATATAAAGTAAACTCCGTTGAAGTAGTAAAACAAGTTGGCCCATCTGTATTTCCTACTAACGCAAAAGACACTTTCTTAGTAGTTGACTTATCTGTAAAAAATGCAGGTGATAAGGCTGTGACTGTTGATAGCTCATTCTTCAAATTAAAAGCAGATGGAAAAACTTTCGAAGCTGATTCGGCTGCATCTATGTCGGCAAATCAAGATGAAAATGGTAATATCACTAACTCTTTCTTTATGGAAAGCTTAAATCCTGATATGCAACAAACTGGTAAAATAGTTTTTGATATCCCTGAAGCCCAAGCAAATGCACAAAATAATGTATTGCAAGCACAAACAGGTTACTTTGGAACAGAGACAGTTTCAATTGCTCTTCATAACTAATTAGTATATAAAAACACGCCCCACCGACCAAAGCGAGCGTGTTCTAAGAAAAAACAAACCTACACAATAAGCTTGTTCACGTGTCTATTGTATCAGAGAAAGAGAGTTGATTCAATTGGCAAAATTTGAACAATATAAGAAAAAGAACGGTGAAAAAGCGTGGAAGTTCCAAGCATATTTAGGAATCAACCCCGAAACAGGAAAGCCTGTTAAAACTACTCGACGAAATTTTAAAACTCAACGTGAAGCAAAATTAGCACTCGCAAGATTGCAAAGTGAATACGAAAACAATTTATTAAAAAAAGAAAAGCCAAAAACATATAAAGACGTATATGATTTATGGATGACTGAATACAAAAGAACAGTACGAGGATCTACATTATTAAAAACAGAAAGAATTTTTAAAAATCATGTATTAGAAGAACTCGGCGACATATATATTTCTGAAATCACCCCTATCAAAATTCAAGAACTAATGGATAAATGGGCAAATAAATATGATACAGCTTCTAAAATGATGAATTACACAGGACTAGTTTTTAAATACGCCGTTCGATTTGGAATGATTGAGTCCAATCCAACAGATTCTATCCGTAAACCCAAAAGAAGGAAAAAAACTACTACTGAAGAACCGTTTTATGATAAGAAGCAATTAAAATTATTTCTCGACGTGCTATATGAGCAACCGAATATCAAAGTTCAGGCTTTTTTTAGATTACTTGCCATGACTGGTATGAGAAAACAAGAAGCAGGTGCTCTCGAGTGGAAAGATATAGATTTTAAAGCCAAGACAGTCAATATTTGTAAAGCTGTTACCAGAACAGCGAAAGGACTAGAAATTGACACAACTAAAACGGTTGGATCGAGCAGGATTATTTCAATTGATCAAAGCACTTTAGACAAGTTATCTGAATGGAAAGAAGTAGCACTTCCCCCATCTGATGATTGGTTGATTTTCGGTCAAACTAATGCTAAAAATCCACACGATATAATGAGCCTTGATACTTCACGAAAATGGCTTTTAAACATCCAAGATCAAATGGATAAAAAACAAAAGAAAAAACTTCCTAGAATCACCGTACATGGCTTCAGACATACTCAAGCTAGCTTATTAATAGAAATGGGTGCCTCGCTAAAAGAGGTGCAATTTCGATTAGGTCATGAGGACATCCAAACTACTATGAATACTTATGCTCATGTATCTAAACTTGCCAAAGAACAATTAGCAGATAAGTTCAATAAATTTATAGATTTCTAGCTATGTGGCATTCAAAATGGCATTCAATTAAATTTAAGTATTGATATAATAGCATTTAAGCAACTCCCGCCGTCTCCATATATGTATGGTTGAGACTAATAGATACTGTAAAAAACGTTGATAAATCAACGTTTTTTTATTTTGGCTTAAAATAAATTTGAATTTTTTGCTTTTTATTTAACAATTAGAATTTCGCGTATATTGTCACACTTAGTTTTTCTTTGTCAACAGTCTTTCCTTCAATAATTTTCTTTATAGATTTATCCGTTTTAACTTTATTAGTTCCTATAAAAAAATACCAATCAAAAATTACCATAAATAATGAGTATCTATTTAGAAAACATTAGAAATAACCAGTAAAATGAACGGCCAATTGTACTTTTACTGGTCATTTATAGAATTTTTTTAAGGAGATAGAATATTATTAATACGTGACACTTCCATTTATGTCAAATGTTTTGGCCCGCTCATTACTTTCAAATCGAAGAAAATACGTACCAGAAGTTAATGAACTTGTGAAAGTACCGTTGCTAGTTCCAGAAAAATTCCTAGAAGAAACTATAGTTGAGCCTATCAGTTTCTGCCGTGCAATAGCAACATTCAACACAGTAGATGCTCCAGCACTCCGTCTAGTTAGATTATGCCTAACAGTATACGAACGTGTAGTTGAAGTAGACCACTGTTGACAGATCTCCATGACCAAATACCAGTCCCACTATATGTCATAGCGGTAGCAGCGTTTACAACTGTTGCAGAAAAAAACTTAGTATTAAAAATGTGAGCGATAGTTTTTTTCAT